CTTACAGTTGTAACTGCTTATGTAAAGGCAGGATATACTCTGGTATCCCCTGGAACCTTTGGATTTAATATAATCAATCCCCAAGAAACCATCTATGAAGATATAGGCACTGAGGATCTACTGAACATGTTCAGTGTTGGTTCATTCCTTTATACACCTTCAAAGACCTTTCCTATTGTTGGAAGGGGAGAAATTAGTCCCAACGAACTTCGTCTCAGAATCATATCAAGTGATGTGACCACACTCGCCAAAGGTGTAAACATCTTATCGGACGATGATGAAGCAACATCTGATGACTCTGAAGATATTACGTCTGGTTTTCTTTCAGGAAAAATTGAGGACAACTACTTTGATCTATTTTATACTCAAAATGAACCGATAGTATATCTGGCTCCTGATAAGAGTAATCAAAGTTCTCTATCGGCTAGAATTGTAGATGAAGCATGGGTTCAGGACCTAAAAGCATTCTCTTTGGTGTATCAAGAGGAAACAGCAAAGCAGAAAGTAGAAAATTATAAAGCTGTGGATTTGGGAACTATTTCGTACAAGTCTCCAATTACGGGACTCTATACGGCTCGAAACATTGATCCTGCGGTAGGTGGTATTCCTGTCTTTATTAAACCGATGGTTCAGGGTTATGATGTTTATGGCGGAGGATTTGATGGAGGTGGTAATCGTCTTCCTGGGACAGGAAAATATCTAACAGAAGAAAGAGCTCTAAAGCATCCTGAAACAATAGAATATTTTGATACATGGAAAGTATCCATTAAATCCGATTTTTTAGTTAAAACAATTGAGACGAGAACCGCACCTGCTACACCCGTCTATACTATCTATGGCACCGGTAAAGAAAATACAAATACTAATTTTAAAATGAGGCATAGAGTGATTCCAAACAGTAATTTACCTACAATGGAACTGTTTTTGGAAGGAGACACTCAATTTAGAAATCTAAACTCTAATCAGTTTCCTTTACCCTCTGTAAAAGAATACTATAATAATCACGAGTTTTATTATGTAACGGATACCGAACACTTCTTTGATTTTAGTTATCCTACTCTTGGAGCTCTAGTAAATACCAATGGAACTATCAATTCAGCTATGGATAGTTTTTATTCTCATAGCATAACAAATATAGTTAGTAGATTAGGAGGTCAATTCGGCTTTGATGCATATGATGATGGCAAGGGAGAGATACAAATTTTTCCAGTTCCGAATACTCGTAACCAATTTTATGCTCAGTGGTTATTTTTTGAAAATCCTCCTGTTGAAACAGGGGAGGATACAGGAAATTTCCATACTATCTATTATTCTACTGGAGGTTATGGGTATACTACGAATTTCGGTGACGCCAAAATATATTACTCTACTATAGATTTAGATGGAAACGAAACTCTAGAAATTATAATTCCTGAAATATACCAGTTTTCTGTCACAAGAGTGTCATCACCTAATGTTACCTTGGAACGTCGGGCTAGTTTAAACCTAAAAATCTCTATAGGTCCAGAACCTGGTAATCTGCTTACAGGTCGTGAAACGGATACCATCGGAATGGTTAATTCAAAGGGAGACCTGAGTTCAAATACAGGTGTTAAAATAGATGGTCTTTTATCTAATATACCACCTGGCAGTTTAAATCCATTCCCTGCAGGAGGAGCCGATGGTAGAACTATACTTTACAATGGTAATGGTACTTATAAACCCTTCATGGATCTTCTTTCATATCTAGGAACAAGAACCTTTCTGCAATCAGGACAAGGAGGAACATATAACAACTATGACCCAGTTAAATTATTGAAATACGACCTCAATGACCAAACTGCTTTTATCTCCGTTCCTCTTTCCGGTAAACCTACAACTGAATATAGTATTCTGTTTTCTTTAAAAACTTATACATATTTAAATGAAGTTGTGGGAACTGAGGCATTATCAAGTCAGGATATTCAGATTGAATTTAAAACTGATTCCATCGGGCTTGCAGTTGGTAAATCAGTAAATGTTGTTCCACCTGACCCTGGTTTTATCCGCAGAGCCGAGTTTGTAAAGATTGTATCCGAAAGACCTCTTGGAATTACTTCAACATCAACATATGAAAATACATTTCTTAATTGGCTAAGAGAAACAAGACCAGCCTTATATCTCGATGCAATAAGATATTCCACTCGTGATAATACAATTAACTTTGCACTTTTAAATGATTATCTTTCCACAAAATTAGTTTTCTCCGTTGATAAAGCCAATTCAAAGGCAGGAGAATCTGTGTCTTACTATAAAGATAAAAACGGAAACATTATAGATCAAGCTCTACTTACAACTGCTCCTAATGCAGAAAGAGATTTAATTCAATACAAAAATCTGTCAGGTATTTCATCCTAATGATTAAAAAAATCGACTATCCATCTCCTCTGGTAGAAACATTACAACCGGAGGAAACATTAACTCAGGTCACAATCTATCAAGATGAACTAGAGAAAAATGATAAACGAAGAAAGATCAGAGTCATTCGTCCTGAAAGAATAAAGGACTTTGTTTCCAAGTATAGAACTCTTCTGAATGATGATCAGGGAAATTATACAGAATAATGCCTCTCAAATCGAAAAATGTCATACCGAATACGGTTTCGGTTCTTTCGCCTGAATCGTATGTCCTTGATTACATTCAGTTAATCAACCATATTTCTCTAGGTTCTGATCCCATTGATATACAGGGCATTGTGACCGAATTTTCGATCACGGAGAGTATCTATTCTCCCGGGCTTATCTTTACTTGTTCCATTAAGGATTCAGTTAACTTAATTGAAACATATAAACTCAATGGGCAGGAAGTGATTAGAGTTTCCATGCAGAGAAAGGAACCATCGGGTAACTATCAGTCTGTAAAGTTAGAGTTCTATGTTTCAGATTATCCTCTTTACTCTAAAGTTGATCAGCATACTCAGGTATACAAAATAACTGGCATTTCACCCCATGTTTTTATCTCTGATTTAAAAAATATATCGAGACCGATGAAGGGTAAAACCACTGCGGAAGAGATAAAGAAACTGGTGAATGAAGATCTAATGAGTTCGTTATCAATTAACGGTTCAGCTATATCTAAAGTAACAGGTGTGATTCCAAATCAAACTCCTATTTCAGCTATTTCATGGTTACTAGATAAAACATTTGATGACAAGTTTACTCCTTTCTTTTTCTATCAAGTTCTATCGGGGCAAATAGTTCTTCGCAGTTACCAAGACATGGTTTCTGATGAGGTATATGGAATCTATGATGATAAAAAATTAGTTATCTCGCAGGGTGGGCGCGAGGAATCTGCAGTGAATCGGTCATATCAAGAGAAGAAAAACAAAATCATAAAGATGGATTCTTCTTATAGTGTTTCTAAAATCTTTCCTGCCAAATCAGGAGCCTATGCTTCTGAGGGTGTTTTCATCGATATAGGTAAAAAAAATCTAACAAGTTTAAAGTATGCATACAAGAAGCCCGAACCAGGCACTTCTCTGAATGGTAATGAAACGGTAAAACTAGATTGGAACTATTCTATTTCACTAGATGAAACCAAATCATTAACTCAAACTACCGATGCGTATCAGGTATTCTTTAATACAAATTCTAGTTCACCACACAGTTATTCTCTTCTTGACAAAGGACCGCAGTATGGTAAGAGGATTTCTATCATTGAAAATATAGAATACATGACTCATGAATTATCTTTATATGGAGACTTCTCTCTATCATCAGGTTCAGTGATTGAGATACGAGTTGTGAAAGCAGGTGATCCACATGTCATTAGAAATTCCGAAAATGGTTCTTCTTCTTCCGATATTTACGATTCTGTTCTTTCGGGTAAATACCTAGTCACCGGTATCTCTCATATGTTCGGAGAGGACTATTATTGCCGAGTTCGTATCAAAAAGGATAGCCCATTGTTTTCACTTTCAAAATGAATTTTATTCCCGAAACCGTAACCTCTCCTCTCTTTCCACACAATGGATCCTTCTTTTGGTTTCATGGAGTCGTCGAAGATATTACCGATCCTCTTAAAAACGGAAGAGTGAAGGTAAGAGCAATTGGATACCACACTCAAAATAAAAAACAACTTCCTACTGCCGATCTTCCTTGGGCCGTTTCTTTAACACCTATCACATCGGGTTCAATTAAGGGAGTGGGTATTTCTGCTACCGGACTTAAAGTTGGTTCTTGGGTTCTTGGATTCTTTAGAGACGGTTCTTCTGCACAGGAGCCAGTGATTCTAGGATCCTTTCAGACATCTACGGATGGAGTCGATGATATACCCGTTGCTGCCAAAACAAATTATCCCTTTAGGTCTGTTATTCGTACCGAGAGTGGCCATGAGATTATTCTGGACGATAAAAGTGGCAGTGAAATTATAAAGATTCAGCATAAGAGTGGTTCAAGTATTACCTTTCAAACCAATGGTGATATTGACATTACGGCCGGTGGTAATGTCAATGTTAAGGCCGGTGTTAATGTCAAGGTTACTGGAACTCGAATTGATCTCAATTAACTTTTATAAATAAGCTAATGGCTGTTCCTGCTTTCAACATCTCGGATTTTAATGGTAAGGATACTAACTCTAGAGTTGCTTATAAGTCTCTGTATTCAGATTTGGATCTTAAGTTCCTTAAACATCCTGTTAAAAGAGATATAGTTCCTCTCATCGACATTGATGCAGTAAAGAATTCAGTAAAGAATCTCATACTTACAAATTTCTACGAAAGGCCTTTCAAACCGTTTTTGGGTTCGGACCTTTCAGCTCTACTGTTTGAAAATGCAACTGTATTCACTGCTCACAAACTAAGAACTCAAATAATGAGGGTGCTTGAGGAGTTTGAACCAAGAGTAATAGATATTGCAATTCAGATATTTGATAATGCGGATGCAAATGAATACAATATCACCATAGGTTTTACAATTATAGGAATAAATAGAACCGAAGAGATCAACCTATTCCTTAGAAGACTTAGATAATTTTATGGCACAAAAGCTAACAGTTACCGAATTAGATTACGATGCAATTCGTTCTAATATAAAAGCATACTTTACAAGAGAGGGTTCGGCCTTTAAGGACTGGGACTTTGAAGGTTCGGGCCTTGCAAATATTCTCGACGTTCTTGCTTACAATACTCATTATAATGCCATGTTGGCTCACATGACTTTGAATGAGGGCTTTATTGATACCGCTCAGATTAGAGAATCGGTTGTTTCTCATGCAAAGCTTTTGGGATATACTCCTAAATCCAAAAGAGCTTCTACTGCAGTGATTAACGCTTTCTTTTACGCTTCTAGTTCGCCAGTAGACAAATTGATTCTTCCTCGCGGCACAAAGTTTAAAACAACCTTTAATGGAACCGACTATAC